AGCAGTCGCTGGAGTTTGTGAAGTATACGCTGGATCCGTGGGTGAGCCGTTGGGAGCAGGCAATGGTGAGAGCCTTGCTGACTCCGGATGAGAAGAAGAAATACTTCTTTAAGTTCAATGTGGATGGTCTGCTCCGTGGAGATTATCAGAGCAGGATGAACGGCTATGCGACAGCCAGACAGAACGGCTGGATGTCTGCCAATGATATCCGTGAACTGGAAAATCTGGACAGGATCCCGGCGGAACAGGGCGGAGATCTTTACCTGATTAATGGAAACATGACGAAGCTGGAGGATGCCGGAATATTTGCGGCAGACGGTGGTTCCGGTGAATCAGAGAGCGCAGGCGGTGAATCTGGACAGGAAGAGGGTTCGGAGCAGCCGGTAAGAAGGCGAAGACGGGAAGGAGGAAAATTCCGATGAAGAAGTTTTGGAACTGGAAAAGCAGGAAGATCAGAGACCAGGCTTCAGGCGAAGAAGTAACTGAGCGGGTGCTTTTCCTGAATGGAACAATAGCGGAAGAGAGCTGGTTTGACGATGATGTCACACCGGCTCTTTTTAAGCAGGAACTGGATTCTGGGTCAGGCAATATCACGGTCTGGATCAACAGTCCGGGCGGCGACTGCGTGGCGGCGGCTCAGATCTACAACATGCTTATGGACTACAAGGGCGATGTCACGGTGAAGATCGATGGCATTGCAGCATCGGCGGCAAGCGTGATCGCGATGGCGGGGACGAAGGTTCTTATGAGTCCCGTGTCCATGATGATGATCCATAATCCGGCGACTATCGCTTTCGGCGATACGGCGGAGATGCAGAAGGCGATCAACATGCTTGCTGAGGTGAAGGAATCCATCATGAATGCCTATGAGATCAAGACCGGCATGAGCCGGACAAAGATTTCGCATTTGATGGATGCGGAGACCTGGATGGACGCGCATAAGGCGGTGGAGCTTGGATTTGCGGACGACATTCTGCAGAGGCAGGATGCGGCTGAGGATCCGGAAGTGCCGGATGTGTCGATGCTCTATTCCAGGGCGGCGGTGACAAATTCGCTGATGGACAAGATCGCGGCGAAGTGTCATATCAAGGCACCTGATGAGGGTGTGGCAACTGAACAGATAACTGATAACGGGCGTTCCTGCGATGAGATCAGGGAACGCTTGAATTTTATCAAGAGATTCATTTAAGGGAGGATAAAACCTATGACTATCAAAGACATGATCGAGAAGAGAGCGAAGGTGTGGGAGACCGCGAAGAACTTTGTGGATACCCACGAGAATGAGAACGGCGTTCTGTCTGCGGAGGATAACGCGACTTACAGCCGTATGGAGCAGGAGATCGAGGATCTGACTGCGGCTATCGACCGCCAGCAGAGAGCCGATGCAAGGGAGGCTGAGTTCAACAAGCCCGTAAATATGCCCCTTACCGGAAGACCTGTGAAGCAGGATATGGATGAGAAGACCGGCCGTGCTTCCAATGCTTACAAGGAAGATTTCGGCGCGCATCTCCGCGGCAAGAGGCTTGTGCATAACGTTCTTTCCGAGGGCGTGCAGGCGGACGGCGGCTATCTTGTGCCGGAAGAGTTTGAGAGACAGATCGTGACGGGTCTGGATGAGGCGAACGTGGTGAGAGGTCTTGCAAAGGTCATTACCACAAGCGCTGAGAGAAAGATCCCGGTTGCGGCTACCCATTCCGAGGCAAAGTGGACGGCTGAGAACGGCGCTTATACCGAGAGCGATCCTTCTTTCGACCAGAAGACCATTGATGCGTTTAAGCTTACGGATCTTGTGAAGGTTTCCATCGAGCTTCTTCAGGATTCCATGTTCGATCTGGAAAGCTATATCGCGAATGAGTTTGCAAGGGCGTTCGGTATCGCTGAGGAAGAGGCGTTCTGTGTTGGTACCGGAACCGGACAGCCTACGGGTATCTTTACCGCGAACGGCGGACAGGTGGGCGTGACTGCGGCATCTTCTACCGCTGTGACAGCGGATGAGCTTATCAGCCTTGTCTATGCGTTGAAGAGTCCTTACCGCAGAAACGCGAAGTTCCTTGCGAATGACGCGACTATTTCCGCAATCAGGAAGCTGAAAGACGGCAACGGAGTGTATCTGTGGCAGCCTTCCCTTCAGGCGGGCGAGCCGGACAAACTCCTGGGATATGACCTTTATACCAGTCCTTATGTACCGCAGATGGAAGCCGGTGCTTTCTCTGTTGCGTTCGGTGATTTCAAGAATTACTGGATCGCTGACCGTTCCGGCAGGACCGTACAGAGACTTAATGAGCTTTACAGCACTAACGGACAGGTCGGCTTTGTCGCAACCGAGCGTGTTGACGGCAAGGTGATCCTTCCTGAAGGCATCAAGCTCCTGAAGATGAAGGCGTAAGGTTAGCAGAGAATGGGGCTGCCGTGTAAAAAGCGGCAGCCCGTATTTGGAGGTAAGAGATGAGCGAATATAACACAAAAAATTATACGGAACAGGGCGGCGAGGTCACACATATCGGCGGAAAGATCGTTTATGACAACGGCCTGCTTCCGAATATGAGTACGGCTGATGTAAACAGTGATTCGGCTGCGAAAGTCCGCGCAACTTTGAACACGCTGATTACGAATCTGAAAAATGCCGGGCTTATGGTGGGCGATGCTTTCACCATGCAGTATGCGGCTGTGACGGACAGCGTTTCCGGTCATGCGGATCGCCAGTATAACACCGGGAAGATTTCCAGTGTTGCGGTGGATAACGATACCCATGAGATCACGATTACTTTGTCCGATAAGGTGAAGAACCTTAAGGATTTTGACGGCGGCAATGGCTGGGGCGTTCACAAGTGGCTTGGTATCGGTCTGGGTGTCGGCATTTCTCCGATTACCGGATTGTACTACAACGGTTCTGCCCTGGGCGATGAGGATGTCGCTGAGGCAACGGCCTGTGATCTTTCAGCAGGATATTTTGTCCGCTGGGTTGCGGCTGATCTGGTGCTTGCAGGAGATAACACGGAGAAATCCGTTGATAACTTCACTCTGTGGGCTGACGGATATGCTGAAACGGCTTACAAGATCAAGATTGTGGAGCCTGCGTAAGAAGTATGGGGCGGCGGAGAAATCTGCTGCCCTTATTGTGAGGTGATGTCAGATGATCGTGACTGTGGATGAGATGAAGAATTATCTGAGGATCGATTTCGAGGATGATGATTCTTTGCTGGAAAACTTCATAACGGCAGGCGTGAAGCAGTGTATGGATATCCTGCGGACGGATGATGAGAATGATCTGGCTGACTGTCCGAACGGAAAGATCGCCGTGATGTTTACGGTGGCTTATCTGTATGAACACCGGGAAGAGGCTGACCATCATGCGATGGATCTGACTCTGAGGGCTCTGTTATTCGGGAGCCGTAAGGAGGGATTCTGATGGATGTGGCGGCTTTGAGGTCAAAGGTGACGTTCCAGAAAAATGAGACCGTGACGGACAAGTACGGGAATCATAAGAATGCCTGGACGAATTATTATACCTGCTTTGCGACGATCGGCGGCGAAGGGTTGGCAAGCTCCAAGGAAGAGCAAGTTGCCGGGACTACGGTGGAAGAAGCTTCCATGACCGTTACGGTCCGGTACTGTCAGAAATCAGCGGCTATTACTTCCACAGGATTCAGGGTGGTGTTCATGGGTGAACTTTATAACATCGAGAACATTGACCACATGAATTTCAGGAAACGGTCGCTGAAGTTTACCTGCAGGAAGGAGCGGCGATGAGTCAGACGATAAAGATTGATCAGCTTGCGGATACCGTGATGAAGGGCATGGAGGATTACGCGAAGCTTGCGGTGGACGACCTGAAAGCGGATGTCCAGAAAGCCGGAAAAACTGTGAAGCAGCAGATCGAATCCACGGCTCCTAAGAAGACCGGCAAGTATTCCAAAAGCTGGGCGATCAAGAAGACCAGGGAAACATCCGATTCCATACAGATCGTTGTGCATTCCAAGAGGTATCAGCTGACGCATCTTTTGGAGTTCGGCCATGCGAAGAGGGGCGGCGGAAGAACGAGGGCTTTCCCCCATATCGCTCCTGCGGAGCAGGCGGGTATCGAGCAGCTGACAAGGGATATCGAGAGGGATTTACAGAAGGGCGGTTAGTGATATGGAGATCATTCTTTTGTTATTCGTTATTGCTGTCGGGATTTCCGTGTTCGGGGTGCTGATCTATTATGGTACACGGCGGGGCGAGAAATGCCGCGGATATCCCTATAACTGTCCGGTCTGCCGTCATGCTGCCGAATGCATCATAGAGATCGGGAGGAAGAAGGATGACGCATGAAGAAGTGATGCAGATGATGGAGGAAATGAAGATCCCTTTTGCGTATGACCATTTCGCGGAAGGTGAATCGCCTGATCCGCCGTTCATCTGCTTTTTGTTTCCGGGTTCGGAGAACTTTGCCGCTGATGATGTGGTCTATGTGGAGTTTTCCAACCTGAGCATTGAACTATATACCGATGAGAAGGATCCGGAACTGGAAGACCGCGTGGAAGCGGTACTGAACGCGCATGAGATTTTCTGGAACAAATCGGAGGTATGGATCGAATCAGAAAAACTATACGAAGTGCTGTACCAGATGACGGTATAGCGGAAAGAGAGGTTGATTATGTCGAATACAAACAACAAGGTGAAGTTCGGCCTTAAGAACTGCCATTATG